GGCAACGGCTGGAAGATGTAGCTGCCGGAATCAAGGCCGGCACCGCGTTCCGCGTTCGCGAACCAGTTGATCCGGTCGCCGGCCGCGTTGACGAACGCCACCGAACGCTCGCCCTCCACCGCATCCACCTCGACGCGAGCGCCGCCGGGGATGTCACCGGTGATCCGGTACTGGTTGCCGCCGATCGTGACGGTCGGATTCGAGCAGGGCCCGTATATGGTCATGCGGAACGGCATCGGGTCCAACCCGTCCACGGCTATCACCGGTGGGACGGATGGCGGCCCGTAATCGTAGTCCATGTCATACGGGTGATCGAGATACTGGTGGGCGTCGGGGTCGCTGGGCGCATAGGTGACGGTCGGCAGGCTGCGTCGCCACATGCCCAATTGGGTCACGGTCAATTGGGTTTCGATGATGCGCGGCGTGATGGATTGCGGTTCGCTTTTGGTGATGAGCGCCCTGCACTCCCACACGTCGTCCACGCGCAGCAGGCCCGATATCGTGGAGTCCCTGGAGTGCGCGAGCACGTCATGGTCGGTGAGCATGCGCAGCCGGTCCAATTGGGTTTCGCCGTCCACGGCCTTCACCGTAAGCGTGAGTTCACGGGCCTGCCATGCCACCCCGGTAAGGGTGCGCGCGCCGAGCGTGTACGTCCACGCGCGTCCTCTCAACGATGGCATCGTCTCCCCGTAGATGGGGCCTTCGAACGAGATCGAGCCGCCGGTGGAACACACGTACTCAAGCCTTTGCATAGCGTCGCACCGCCCTTCCGAATTCCCGCCCGTCGATGTTGATGCCCAACTGTTGCAGAATGAACGGCATATCCTCGTGGAACGCCTTCACCTCGGCCAGCAGCTCGTCCAACTGGGATTGCATGCCCTGCTGGTTCGACTGCGTGCCGTTGACCATCTGGCAGGCGTTGGCCGGCAGGCTCATCACGGGGGTGGGCATGCCGAACGTGTAGCCGTCCAACGTGAGCCCATCGGCGAGTTCGCCGAGGCTCCGGTTGACGACTTCCTGGCTGCGGTCGATGCCTTCGGCCATGCCCCGGCCGATCATCACGCCGACCTCGTCACGGAACACGCGTGACGGCGAATGGATGCCGAGCTTGTCCTTGACCCAGTTGAGCGCGTCCTTGGCGGCGTTGACGGCCGCGTTGACGAGGGTGCCGGCCGCCGAGGCGACGCCGCTGGCGATACCCTTGATGATGTTCATGCCGACGCTGCCCCAGTTCACCGACGTGAAAGCGTCCCAGATGCTTTTCACGATGGCCGGGATCTTACCGATCAGCTGCGGTATGGCGCTGGCCAGGCCGTTGGCCAGGGTGACGAGGATCTGCACGCCCGTCTGCAGGATCTGCGGCAGGTTCGCGGCTATCGAACTGGCGAGGTTGCCGATGATGGTGGGTGCCTGCGCGATGAGCTGCGGCAGCGCGTTCATGAGGCCCTGCACGAGGCCGAGGAGGAGCTGCATGCCGCTGTTGAGCAGCTGTCCGACGTTGGATGCCAATCCGGAGACGAGCGCCATGATCATGTTGAGCGCGGCCGGCAGCAGCGTAGGCAGTTGCGAGGCCAGCCCGTTGACCAACGTGGTGACGATGAGCACGGCGGTGGTCATCAGCTGGGGTGCGTTCGTGCTGATCGCGTTCATCAGCGCGGTGAGGATGGCCGCGCCCTGCGCGAGCATGGCCGGCAGGCTGGCGGTGATCTGCATGTTCAGCTGCTGCAGCAGTGTCGGCAGTTGCGCGGACAGCTGGCCTATCATCGCGAACAACTGCCCCTGCATGCTCTGGTCCAGCATGCCGAGACCCGCGACCAACGCGGCAATGATGCCGGCTATGCCCATGTACTTCATGAAATTGCCGGGGCTGAAGAACAAGCCGAACAGGGAGCCGATCTTGCCCAATCCGGCCTGCAGTTTCGGACCCACGATGTCGCCGATGCCACCGAACACGTCACCCAATCCGGATACGACCGGACTCATGGCGGATTTCGCCTTGCCGGCCACCGATGACAGTCCGGATACGAGCTTGCTGTCCGAGATCTTGGAGAATATGCCGCCGAAGCCGTTGCCGACTTTGGAGCCCAGCACCTTGATGTTCGAATCGAATGCGCTGGTGAGCTTTCCGAATCCGACACCCAGCCTGTCCGCCACTCCGGCGACCGACTGGCCCACATCGGAGCCCGCGATCTTCGCGCCGAGCAGTCTGAACGGGCCCGTGAGCTTGTCCGCGCCCTGCCGGATGCGGTTGACGGCCGACGCGAACGGGTCGCCGTCCACGGCGAGAGCGTCGCGGATATCCTTGTTGAAATACGATTTGAACTGCTGCAGGCCCGTCAGGCTCGACTGGAGCTGGCCGGGCATCTGCTTGAGCTTTCCGGTGAGCTGGCCGATCCCGCCGTCACCGAGTTTGCCGAGCGTGTCGAACACGTTGGTGATCTTGTCCACGTTGCCGCCGACCCCGGCGAACAATGCGAACGCTCCGGCCAATTGGCCGAGACTGCCGACGATGTCCTGAACGGTGATGCTGCCGTCCTGCAACCCCTGGCTGAATTGCTCGATGAGCTTGACGGCCCTGTCCACATACGGGGTGAGCTTGCCGTTCAACTGCTCCACGAACGGTGTGAGCTGGCTTGAGAGCGCGTCCACGGCCGGAATGGCCGCGTTGAACGTCTTGCGCAACGATTCGAGCGCCAGCTTGCCGGGGCCTTCGCCCAATCGGCTGAGAGCGGCCTTCACGTTCGCCAAAGCGCCGCTGAACGTGTCGCCGGCAGCCAATGCGGCTCCACCCAACCCTTCCTGCATGGCGTCGGCGAAGGTCTGGAAGTCGATTTTGCCTTTCGAGACCATGTCGGACACGTCTTCGGAGGTGGTGTTGAGGTGTTTGGCGAGCATTTGGAGGACGGGCACGCCGGAGCTCATCAGTTGGAGCATGTCGTCGCCTTGGAGTTTGCCTCGTGCGGCGACGGATCCGAAGATGGTGCCGATGTCGGTGAGTGATCGGCCCGAGATTTGCGCGGTGTCGGCCACGGTCTTGAGGACCTTGGTCATCTGCTCGCCGGATGCGATGCCGGCCGCCGATAGGCTGGCGGCCACGGTGGCGGCATCACCCAATCCGAACGCGGTGCCCTTCACACTGGCGAGCGCGTTGTTCATGATCTCGCTGACGCTGTTGGCGTCGTGGCCGAGGCCTTTGAGCTTGGCTTGCGCGTTTTCGATGTTCAGGGCGCGGGTGAAGCCGCCTTTTGCGGCGAGCGCGGTGACGCCTCCGGTGATGGTGCCGATGGCGCCGAGTCCGAGTTTGCCGATTTTGCCGAATGCCTTGCCGAGGGTGCCGGTGAGGCTGCCTCCGCTTTTCCTGGCTGCGGTGTCCACACTGCCGGTGATGTCGCCTTCGAGGGTTTTGCCGAAGTCCTTGCCGGAGGGTGCCACCTGCACGTATACGGTGCCGATGTCCTGTGCCATCGGGGTCCTCCATCCTGATAGTGGTGTTGGCTCCCCGATGGCGGTCGGGGCTAGTCGGTGATGTGGAAGCGTTGCTTGAGGAGTTCGCGGCGTTCGAGTCGTTCCTTACGCGCTTGGCTGGTTTCCAATCGCGTCGGCGCGAACGGGTCCGCGTGCCTGTCCGTCCAGGGTCGCCAGCCTTCGCGTTGCAGCCTGCCTTCGAGTTCGAACATGTCCCACATGGCGATTTCGGCCCCGGTGGGCGTGTACGTCCAGCCGGCGAGCGCCGCGAAACAATGGCTGGTATGGTTCCTGAGGATCTGTCTCGTGAGCCGCCATGCCTGGCCGATGCCGTAGTTGGCTTTGGGTTTCCTGTCCGCGGGCGCGTTGAGCCATTCGGCGAGCGTGACGGGCTTCCATGTGGTGTGGTATGTGGCGAGCCAGTCGGCGTCTAACGCTTCCCTGTGATTGGCGTGGAGGGCACTGAGGTAAACGCTTTTGGGTCGAGGCCGGATTGTTCGGCCCAGGTGCGCACGGTGGCGGTGAGCCATGCCATGGCGTGGCCGGTCTTGCGCAACGCGTTCCAATAGTCCGGACGCAACTGTTGGAAGTAGGCGAGGAACGCGCTCATGGCGAGCGCGGTCTGTTCGTCGGAGAGCACCGGCTGGCTTTTGATCAGCAGGATCACGTTGACGAGGTCGATGGGCAGGTCGGCACTGTTGAGGTTGGGCAGGTCGAGTTTGACGCCGAGAACGTCGAGGTGCACGTCCTCCAGCTGGTCGTCGTCGTTGATGATGGGTTCGACCTTCGCGTATTGGTTGGTCATGGCGGTCTCCTTGATACGGTTTTTCTTTTTTGCTGGTTTGGCGGTCGGATATGAGGTTCCCCGCATCGGGACCGCCATCCTGGATGCGGGGAAGAATCAAAAGCCCCGCGGGTGAAGAGCGGAGTCCCGCGGGGGAGGAAGCTGGTCAGGCTTCGGCCGCGGCTTCCGCCGTGGCGTTATGGGCTGCGGTGGATGCGGACGGTTCCACGACCATTCCCCACGCATGCCACTGGTAGCCGTCGCTGCCCTTGAACGTCTTGAGCGTCATGTTGTACTGGAGCAGGTCGGTGGATTTGAGGGTGATGTCGTCACGGTCGGAGACCTTGATCTTCTCCGCGTAGATGACGATGGGACGTTCCTTCTGGTCGATGCCGGCGATGACCATCGACATGGTCTTGGAGGTAGACGCATCCTTGACGTGGATGCCTCCATCCTTGTCCACGGTGGAGTTTGTGTAGAGTTCCACGACGCTCTTCTTGCCTTCGAGCGCGGAGAACCGGAACGTCCAGTAGCCCGGATCGGTCTCCGAATACACCACGTCGCCGTTGTGGCCCTTGATCTCGGTCTCGTCGCCCGGCTCCGGGTGGATGGTGGTGCCGTCCTCGCTGTTGTAGCCGATGGGCAGCTTGTTCGCCGACGGCGTCCAATCGGCGCCCGCCGGTTTCGTGTATGTCTCGCCTTCGCCGAACAGGAACACTGCGTAGTCCTTGACGGCGCGCACGAGTTCGGCGTTGTTGCCTGAGCTGATGTAACTGTTGTCAGCCATGATGATCGCCTTTCAAAACGAATCGTTGGAATTATGGACTGCCTCAAACGGTGTTCGTCTGAAGCAGGAGAATCAGATACGAGTAGATGCAGCCGTTCTCGTCGGTCATGCGAACCGGCCCGGAATCATGCTCGATGCTGATGATCGGAATCGGAGGCCACAAGCCGGTCAGATACAGTTCGATGCTGCTGGCAAGCTCGTGCGAGGCGTCGAGGTCACCGGTGCCGTCGTCCCTACGCACCCAGATGGAACAACGGACGCGCACGTACTGGCTGATGGGTGTTGCCTTCTGCTGCGGTTCCGCCACGATCACGCATTCGGATTCCGAATTGTTCCTGCTGCGCAGCGTGCCGAACACGACATCCGGGAAGCGTTCGCGCAGCAGGTTCAGCAGGATTCGTTCCAAACGGGGTGTTCTGGTGGGAGGTTGGAACACGCTCATGCGACCACCTTGCCGATCATCTGCGTGAGCACGCCATGAGCGCCCTCCACCGCAGCCGGACAGGTGGCCACCACGTTCGAACGGTCGGTGTCCTCGTTGCGGTACACCTTGATGGACGGATGCACTTCGGCCATGCCCTCCATCTGCTCCTGCACACTGTCCATGACCGGTTTCACGGCCTCGTGCAGCACCTCGGAGCTGAACGCATTGCGGTTGAGCACAACCTTGACCTTTTTCGCCATTTTTCACCCCTCCCTGACGAACGCGTTGACCACGTCGCCGATATGAAGCCCGTGCCTCCACCATTCGAGCGGCGGCCCGTCCACCATCAACGGTTTGCCGCGCACCACGAGGCAATCCGTGTCCAGGATTCCCGTGGGCTCCCCGCGGAAATACAGGGTGAAACGGCGGGCCACGCCCTGCGAGTCCGCGCCCGGGGACTGCGAGGCCTCCACCGGCTCCACGAAACCCATGAGCGTGGCCACATGCCGCATCTCTCCCTGCACCGGGTTCCCGTCGGCATCCATTTCGGCCGCGCCACGATACACGTCAACACGTTCCATCAGACCACCTCCCCGGATGCCATGTCGATGCTGAAGGCGCGCTGGCCACCCAAGCCGAGCACGGTGAGGTAGTCGTTGTTCCATCGCAGGTAGCCGTCCGGCGAAGCCCACGAGTAGGAGTTGGAGAAGGGGCCGGTGGTCTCGGTGTTCTGCGTGACGCCCGTGGGCACGCCGGACACCTGCTGCTCCATCGCGGTGCGCACCATCTGGCAGCACACAATCTCGAGGCCGCGCCGATGCGCCGTCCACCACGATTCCTCATGGGTCTCGGGGTAGACGGACACGTGGTTGCGGATGCTCTCGCTCGCATCGAGCAGCAGCTCGTCCGCCTGCGCCTGTTCGTCGGGGGTGAGCGTGTGCCAGCGTTTCTCCAGATCCTCGTACGTGGCGAACGGATTCGGCTGTTCGTCGGCCATGATGGAGCTCCTTTAGCCGATGACGCCGGCGGTCCTGAGCGAGCCGATGACGCCGGCGGTCCTGAGCGAGCCGATGAGCGGGTTCAGCTGCCGGTTTGTCTCGT